AAAACTTAGGCAGCAGGTAACGCAGTTAGGACAGAAAGGTAATAACAGTATTAGCACTATTGAAGGTCAGATTGGCGCCCTTAAGGGACTAAGAAGAGAAGCAGATTTAAACAGCAAAGAGTTCAAGCAGCTGACTGCTGATATCGATAGGTATACCCAGAAGCTGCAAAAAGCTCAGGGTCAAAAGAAAAGAGGTGGGCTTGGCGGGAGAGGAGCAACTCAGGTTGCTGGCGCTGTTCTTTCTGGCGGTATTTTTGGCGGTCCAGAAGGTGCATTAGGCGCTCTTGGTGGCGCAGCTCTTGGAGGAGTACAGGGTGCATTTGCTGGCGCTGCTATTGGCGCTCAGTTGAAAGGACTAAGAGATTTGGCGTCCGGGGCTGCGCAGTATGCAGCTCAAATCGAAAAGCTAAAGATTGCGCTGGGAGGCGTCACTGCAAACCAAAGCGAATACAACTTTGCGGTAGCTGCTGCACGTCAAGCAACAGATCAGCTAAATATTCCTACAGCCGAATCGCTTGCAGGAATCACAAGATTAACTGCTGCTGTGAAAGGCGCAGGTGGCCCTTTAAGCGACGCGACTCTTACCTTTAGGAATGTGAGCGCAGCTATTAAGGCAACTGGCGGCTCTAGCGAAGATGTAAAAGGCGCGATTACTGCGATGGTTCAAGTGTTTTCAAAGGGCAAAGTAAGCGCTGAAGAACTTTCCGGGCAGCTTGGCGAACGCTTGCCTGGAGCAGTCACAGCCTTTGCAAAGGCGAACGATATGACGCTGCCTGAGTTGCAAAAAAATCTGAAGGCGGGGACAGTCGGACTTGATGAGCTGATGAATTTTATTGTTCAGCTTGGCGATACTTATGGCGGCACTGCCGAGCAGATCTCCCAGTCAAACGCTGACGCTGGGGCAAGACTTCAAGTCCAAATTCAAGATTTACAGGCAGCTGTTGGGGAAGGATTAGTACCTATAGGCGCGCAATTCCAAGACGCATTTGGGCGTTTCATTGAGGAGATAACGCCAACCTTGGCAGATGTGCTGCCACAGATAGCTCAATTTTTCCTAGATATAGCGAAAAACCTCGACAAAGTTTTACAGGTGTCGCTGGTCATATTGGCGACAGTCACTGTCGGAAAAATTACCGCAATGGTTGCAGCCGTCGGAGGCCTGGCCCAGGCTATTCTTGCGCTTAAGTTGAATGCAATAGTCGCCACGAAGGCTCTTATTGGGCTGAATGCTGCTGCTTTATTGAATCCTTATACGGCATTAGCGGCAGGTGCTACAGCTCTTGCCATTGCACTATTTAACGCATCTAGAGAGCAAAAACGTCTCAATGGTTTGATTAGGCAAGGTAGTGTCGCTGATGTCCAGGCTGAGCTTACGAAGCAAGAACTGCTTCGGGACAAAAAATTAGCCCTGCAGATTAAATATGAAAAATCTCCTGACCCAAGATTGAGGACAGAGGGGGTAACGGAAGTCAAGAGAGACCTAGAACCCATACAGAAAAACATCAGAGCGCTTAGGGCTCGTCTTCAAAGCGCAAGAAATGATGAGACGCAAGGCGCAGATCTGCCTGACGCTCTTTTAAGACGTTTTAGCTACGGCACGCCAAGCATTGACAGCCCTAAAGCTGGCGGCGGGGGTCGCGGTGGCCGTGCAGCTAGGGCTCCTAGAGGCCCCAAGGACATCTCAGATCTTCAGCTGCAACTCAACCTTGCCAGGAGGATTGCTAGTCGGACTGATGC